TTGATCCGGCCGCGCCTGCGCCAGCCGAACCTGCGCCCCAGGCAGTTGAGTCGGCTCCCGTTGTGAACGAGATGCGCAGGCGCGGGCGAGTTCGCAGGGAGCCGGAGCATGACGACCACGGCGGGTGATCAGATCAACCGGGCGCTTCGGCTGCTCGGCGTACTGGCAGAGGGCGAGACGCCCTCTGCTGCCGTTTCGCAGGACGCGCTGACGGCTCTGAACCAGATGATTGAGTCGTGGAACACCGAACGGCTGTCGGTGTTCTCCACGCAGGATCAGGTGTTCACTTGGCCGGCGGGCTCAATCAGCCGCACGCTGGGGCCCAGCGGCAACTTCGTCGGCAACCGGCCGATCATGCTGGACGATGCGACGTACTTCCGCGACGCCGGGACGAACGTCAGCTACGGCATCAAGATCATCAATCAGCAGCAGTACGACGGCATCGCGGTCAAGACCGTGACCTCGACGTACCCTCAGGTGATCTGGGTCAACATGACGTACCCGGACATCGAGATGTACGTCTACCCGGTGCCGATCCGCGATCTGGAGTGGCACTTCATCAGCGTGGACGAACTGTCGCAACCCGCGACGCTGGCCACCGCGCTGACGTTCCCGCCGGGCTACCTGCGGGCGTTCGTCTACAACCTTGCGATGGAGATGGCACCTGAGTTCGGCGTGGAGCCGTCTCCGCAGGTCAGGCGCATCGCCATGACGGCCAAGCGCAACCTCAAGCGCATCAACAACCCTGACGATCTGATGTCAATGCCGTACTCGTTGATTGCTACGCGCAAGCGCTTCAACGTGTACGCAGGCAACTACTGATCGTGAAAACGCCGATTCTCGGGTCGTCCTACGTTGTTCGCAGCGTCAACGCTGCGGACAACCGGATGATCAACCTCATACCAGAGATCATCCCCCAGGGCGGCAAGGAGCCTGCGTTCCTGCAGCGCGCGCCCGGCCTGCGGCTGCTCAACACCATCGGCACCGGCCCCATCCGCGGGCTGTGGGCGTTTCAGGCCGACCCTACCATCGCGTTCGTGGTTTCTGGTGGTACTCTATATAAGTTGGACACCAACTGGAACCCAACTGCCATAGGCGCAGTTGCTGGCGTGGGGCCGGTGAGCATGGCCGATAACGGCACGCAGTTGTTTGTGGCGGCCAACGGGCCAAGCTACATCTACAACAATACAACAGACACCTTTGGCCCGATTACCGATTCAGACTTCCCTGGCGCGGTGACGGTCGGCTATCTTGACGGCTACTTTGTTTTTAGTGAGCCGAACAGCCAGCGCATCTGGGTTACGGCGCTGCTAGATGGCACCGACATTGACGGCGCGGATGTCAAAAGCGCCGAGGGCAACCCCGATGGTGTGGTGGCCATTCTATCCAACTTTCGCGAAATCTGGGTGTTTGGCAGCAACAGCATTGAAGTCTGGTACGACACTGGCAACTCAGACTTTCCATTGCAGCGCATCCAAGGTGCCTATAACGAACTGGGCTGCGTCGCCGCGTTCAGCGTCGCCAAGATGGACAACGGCGTGTTCTGGCTTGGGCAGGACGCCCGCGGCCGGGGCATTGTTTACAGGGCCAACGGCTACACCGGCCAGCGCATCAGCACGCACGCGGTTGAGTGGCACATTCAGCAGTACGGCAACCTGTCCGACGCGATTGGCTACACTTACCAGCAAGACGGGCACTCGTTCTATGTACTCGTATTCCCGAGCGCCAACACGACCTGGGTGTACGACGTGGCCACCAACGCATGGCATGAGCGCGCCGGGTGGGCCAACGGCGCGTTCACGCGCCACCGCGGCAACTGCCAGATGCTGTTCAATGGTGAAGTCGTCATCGGCGACTACGAGAACGGCAAGATCTATGCGTTTGACCCCGACGTGTACGCTGACGACGGCCAGATTCAGCGCTGGCTGCGCTCGTGGCGGGCGCTACCCACGGGTCAAAACAGCCTGAAGCGAACCACGCACCACAGCCTGCAACTGGATTGCGAGTCGGGCGTGGGGCTGAACACCGGCCAGGGCAGCGACCCCCAGATCATGCTGCGCTGGAGCGACGACGGCGGTCATACGTGGTCGAACGAGCACTGGGCCGGCATGGGCAAGATCGGTGAGCACTACCGCCGCGTGTTCTGGCGCCGGCTGGGCATGACGCTCAAACTGCGCGACCGGGTGTATGAGATCAGCGGCACCGACCCGGTCAAGGTCGCCATCATGGGGGCTGAACTCATCATCAGCCCAACAGCGGCGTAATGGCTACTTCCGCGCCCACGCCGATCACCCCGCCGCGGGTGCCGCTGATCGACCCCCGCACGGGGCTGATCGACCGTGCGTGGTACATGTTCTTCCTGAGCCTGTTTCAGACGGCTGAAACTGTGGCTGACAGCGGAATCGGCCCTGACGCCGTATCGTTGGTCGCATCTCTTGAGGCCGCGCTGCAGCAGGCGACGCAAGACTTGCAGACGCAGCCGGTCTCTGTTGTCGAGCAAATGCAGCCGCTGCTGGACGCGATTGCGATGCGGCTGGACACGCTACCGCGACAAGAGCTTGGCACGATGGCTGCGCTGCAGCAAGCCAATGTGCCGTGGCTGACGTTTGACACCACACCGCAGTCCGTGCCTACGGACGTGGGTACTATGGCGTGGGATGGCGGCACGACGCTTAACATCCAGATGACGGCCAACGTGCTCCAGCGTGTGGGGGAGACGGAGTTTGTTTACGTCAAGGCGTCGGCCACCATCACCAAGGGCCAACTTTGTTATCACACCGGCTCTGTCGGTTCTTCGGGCGTCATCACTGCGGCCCCTACACCTATCGGTTTGGCGGACCCCAACCAGATCGTCGGGGTGGCCGCTGAGTCGATTGCGTTGAATGGCTTTGGGTTGATTCAGATCAGCGGCGACTTGCGCGGGTTCAATACGACCGGCAGCAGTGTGGGCGAGACGTGGGCGGACGGCGACCCGCTGTACTACAACCCAGCGTATGTAGGCAGCATGACCAAGGTCAAGCCGTCAGCGCCCAACCAGAAGTCGTACATCGGCGAGGTGATCAGCGCCGGCTCGGGCGGCTCGGGGTCCATGCACATTCGCATCGTGCAAGGGTCGGTGCTTGGCGGCACCGACAGCAACGTGCAGTTCAGCGCGCTTGCGGACAAGGACTTGATTCAGTACGACGCGGTGGCCGGCTACTGGAAGAACGTCGCGCCAACAGCGATTTCAATTGGCACGGCGACCAACCTTGCGGGCGGTGCGGCGGGGTCGGTGCCCTACCAGACGGCGGCCAGCACAACGACCTTCCTGCCAATTGGCACCGCCGGGCAAGTTCTAAAGGTCAACTCAGGCGCTACGGCCCCGGAATGGGTTAGCGGCGCGGCGCTGACAAAGGTAGACGACACCAACGTCACGCTGACGCTGGGAGGCAGCGCAACCACCGCGCTCGTCAACGCCGCGTCTTTGACGCTTGGTTGGACGGGGGTGCTGGCGGCAACGCGAGGTGGGACCGGGCAGTCGTCTTACACGACCGGGGACATTCTTTACGCAAGCTCATCCACAGCACTATCGAAATTGGCTGGGGTGGCTACGGGCAACGTGCTGATTTCAGGCGGCGTTGGTGTGGCTCCGTCTTGGGGTAAAGTGGGCCTGACTACGCACATCACCGGCACTTTGGCGGTCGGCAATGGCGGCACGGGCCTTACTACGCTGCCCGCCAACCGCATCCCGTACGGAAACGGTACGTCTGCGTTTCAAAGCAGCGCAAACTTGTCGTTTGACGGCACTAGCCTTAAAGTCGGCGCGAAAACTACCCCGACGCTGACTGGCGGCCAAGCTCAACTCGTAGGGGACTGCGTCATCTTTGCGGGAGACACGGCGGTTGGATCGCCGTACACTCAAAGCCTTCGCGTTGACATCGTTTGGAACAACTGGGGCTCCAACAACGTCATCGGGCTGGTCGAGGTAGCGATTGCCTGCCGGCAGTGGGCCAACACTTCCGGCGGCGCTTTTGGCTGGGCATACGCCACGAACACCGCGGGCAGCGCAACCTTTAGCACGTTCACCACCACAGGCGTGACGGCAACGCAAGGGACGCTGACTGCGGCAAGTGGTGGCAACTACACCCTGCGGCTTACATTTGCGCCAACAAATCAGACTGATTTTATTGGCTACACCATTAGAATACCTACGATGTCTGGTGGTACTGGCTCTGCGGTAAGCAGCATTTCGGCCACCTTAGTCTAAGGAACGGGCATGGCATCCATCTCCCCAACCCCCAAGCTGCAGTTCTTCGCGGCCAACGGCACCCCGCTGGTGGGCGGCAAGCTGTACAGCTACGCTGCGGGGACGACCACGCCGCAGGCCACCTACACTGACGCTGGGGGCGGCACGGCCAACGCCAACCCGATCATCTTGGACAGCCGCGGGGAGGCGTCGGTATGGCTTGGGTCTTTGCCGTACAAGTTGCGGCTGACCACCGCAACCGATGTTGATATCTGGACGGTGGACAATGTTGAAGGGCAGGCCACACTGGCGCAACTGGCCGCGTCCGGGGGTTCGGCGCTGATCGGGTTCTTGCAAGCTGGCACCGGAGCGCAACCGCGCACGGTGCAGGCCAAACTGCGCGATGAAGTCAGTATCAAGGACTTCAACGTGTCGGGCACAGGCGGCGACGACTCTTCTGGGGTTTCCGCGGCGCTGTCGTCTGGCGCGCGCCGCATCTACGTGCCGCCCGGCACCTACTCGCTGCAAAGCGTCATTTCGATTACGCTCGCCAACGACCTTGAGATCTACGGCCCGGGCCGCTTCGTCTACACCGGCGCGGCGTCTATCAGCCCGCTGTTTACCGTGCAGTGCGCGGGCTACTCGTTTGCGGTGCGGGGCCTGACGTTTGACGGCGACAACCTTGTGCCCGGGGCATTCCGCATCGAAAACACTGCGGCTATGTCCAGCAACACGCTGCCGTCGTGCTATCTGGAAGGTTGCACGCTGATTGACTTCCGCATGCACACGGCGTCCATCTGGAACAACGGCGCCTACATCGCTGGTGGTTTTGAGCGCGTTGAGATCCTGAACAACAACGTGCGCAACATTACCCGCGCAGCGGGCACCGGCACGCCGGGGACCAACGGCACGAGCGGCATCACGGTGCAGCACTACGACTCAAGCAAGTTCGTCCGCAACTGCATCCACAGTGGCAACGCCTACAGCAACGTCACGTCGGACGACGCGTTGGGGTCTATCTACAACGTCGACCTGGACGGGTTTAAGTTCTTCGCGCCGCTGCCGTCCACGTCCAGCGGCCAGTATGCGCAGTCGGTCCTAACTTCGATGAACAACACGTACCGCAACTGCCGCGGGCGGGCGTTGAAGATCCAGGCCATCGGCAGCGTCATTGGCGAAACCGTCATCCGTGACGATGACTACACGGCCTACGGTGGCTCGACCGAGGTGAACTTCCAGCTTGGTGTCGGGACTGTCACCGACTGCACTTTCATCTACCGCCCATACAACGGCGGCGCAACTTCTCCGATTCAAAGCGCGCTGACGCTGGTCGGGTTTTTCCAGGGTTCCGACTACAGCGAGGACACCGGCAGCGCCATCGTCAGCGGGATCCAGGTCCTGAGCAGCATCGGCGCTGGCGTCGGGACGAACATCACGACCGTCCTCGACGCGCGCGTGGGCGCTGGTGTTGCCACACCCAGCAAACCGCTCGTCAGCCTGAGCAACGTCTCCATCAACAAAAACCCGATCAGTTGGGTCGCGCAGGTCGGGTACGAGGGCACCACTTACGGCGTGCTGCGCATGGACAACATCGTCGTACCAGCGCTGACGTACTCGGCGGTGGCCACCAATGGGACCGACACGAACTTCGACATCGTGGCGACCAACATCTTCAACATTGACGGCTTGACGACGCCGGCAAACGCCAAGCCGTTCGTCACCGACACACTAGGCGTTGCTGTCGGTTACGCGGGCATGATCAGCGGATCGTTCAATCAAGGGTTCGTGCAGAAGTACAACGTCGGCGCGGATCTTGACAAGGCCCCGTTGCTGCACGGCGCGGCGCTGGCAGACGAGGCTGGCGCTGCGGGCGGCGCCGCGTCGGTGCAGTCGGTATCGCTGGCAGACGACGCCACTGCGGAGTTTGACCGGCGGTTCTTCAACTCAAGCCGCGGATTGTTCGCTGTCTCCGTCAACTTTGAGTACACCTCGCAAGGCCTGTTTGCTGCCGGAAGCAACCAGATCCACAAGATTGCCGCCGCATCGGGCGATGTGTTCTCGGTGTCAACGTCAGGCACAAACCCCGACGTTGACAACAAGCTAAACCTCTGGTTTACGGGCGGCAAGCTGAACGTCAAGAACCGGCTTGGTGACTCTTACGTCGTCACCGTGATGTTTATTGGGTAAGGGGCTACTATGGCCATATCTGTCAAAGTCCTGATCGCCGCCAAGACTGCGGAGTCTACGCAGACGACGCAGTACACCGCGTCAAATGTCACGGCGATCATTGACAAGTTCACCGCGACGAACTACAGCGCCAGCGCGGCGACGATCAGCGTGAACCTCGTCAACCCGAGCGGCAGCGCCGGCAACGACAACTTGACCGTCAAGACCAAGACGCTGCAAGCCAGCGAGACGTACACGTTCCCGGAGTTGGTCGGGCATGTGCTCGCGCCGGGCGGGTTCATCTCTACAATCGCGGGCACCGGCTCCGCAATCAACATCCGCGCAAGCGGGCGCGAGGTGACCTAACATGGGGTTTCCGTGGAACTTCATCATCCCCGCAGCCGCGTCGCTGCTGGGCGCAAAATCTTCTTCCAGCGCAGCAAAGAAAGCCGCCGCGACTTCCGCCGCGGCGTCCGACCGCGCGACCGAACTGCAGCAGAAGATCTACGAAGAGTCGATTGCGCGTCAACAGCCGTTTCTGGAAACAGGCACTGACTTCTTCAACCGGCTGGCGGCGTTGCAGCGAGGTGGGCCCGAGGCGCCGATGAACTTCCTGCAGATGGACCCGGGCTACGGGTTCCGTCTGGGCGAAGGGCTGAAGGCCATCGAGCGCAGTGCAGCAGCGCGGGGCGGGCTGATGAGCGGTGCGACCGGCAAGGCGCTGCAGCGCTATGGCCAGGATCTGGCCAGCCAGGAGTACGGCGCGGCTTACAACCGGCTGGCCAACCTCGCCAACGTCGGTCCGCAGGCCGCGGGCGTGATGAGCAACCTAGGCCAAACCTACGCCACCAACGTCGGCAATCTCGGGATGCAGCAGGGCGAGACGGCGGCCAACGCCATGCTGGCCCGCGGCAGCGCCTACCAGCGCGGGCTGGGCGACATCGGCTATCTGGCCGGGCGCTACTACGGCCAGCCGCGTGCTGGCGCTCCGTCGTACATCACGTACCCTGAGTTCGACTACAGCGGGCCGGCAATGCCCGGCATGCCCGGCCCGTAAGGAGCAGCGATGGCAGTCAATTTCGGCATCCTCTCGCAAGCGCCGACCATCGGCGCGCGGTTCATGGAGGGCCAGCAGGCCGCTGCTGCGGAGCAGGAGCGCAACATGCTGCGCCAGATGCAGGCCGAGCAGATGGCCGCGCAACGCGAGAACAGGCTGGCGGATCGAGAGATCCGAGCGGCTGAAGAGGCGCGGCGGGCTCAAACTTTTCAACTTGACCGTGAGATCAAGACGCTGGATTTGGCCAGCAGAAGTCTTTTTGCGGCTACGCCGGAAACCTACCCGTCAATCCGCGCGTATCTGTCAAACCTCAACCCGCAGTTCGGCGCCGGGCTGCCGGAAGTGTACGATGAGGCTGCGGTCAAGTCGCTTGCCCGCCAAGGGATGAGCCTTAAGGATCAGATCGAAGCGGCGTCGGGCAAGCCGAAGTACATGAGCACGCCTTACGGGCCGTTTGACCCCGGCACAGGTGAGTTCAAGATGCCGGCCTCGCTGCCCAGCCGCGCGCCGGCTCCGGGCGCCGCGCCGACGCCCGCAACGCCCAAACCCCCAGTAGGGTATCGGTTCACAGACGGCGGTAATCTGGAGCCGATTCCCGGCGGCCCCGCGGCTCGCCGTGCGGCAGGGCCTGCTGCTGCGCCGGGGGCTCCTGCAGCAAAGCCGCCGACCGCTGCGCAAGTCGCAAAGGCGGAAGGGCAAGCCCAAGCTCGGCAAGCGCTGTCGCAAGATCTGCGAACGGTCAAAGGGTATTACGAGAAGCTGGCTGAACTGGGGGCAATGACAAGCCCTCAGCGGACAGTGGCGGAAAACGTGCTGGCTTCCGCCCGCGCAACTGGTGTCGGCCAAGAGGTGGAGCGTGCAACGGCCACGCAAGCGCAAACGTTGCGCGACAACATTTCCAATTCGCGGCAGAGGCTGCTCGTTCACATCAAGAACGCCACGGGCGCTTCTGCGCAGCAAATGAACAGTAACGTGGAGTTGCAGACTTGGCTTAACGCCTTGACAAACCCTCGGCAGTCTATTGAAACTGTGCGCGAAACCTTGGGGCAGTTGGATTCGGTCATTGCCAGCGTCAACAGCCAAGTCGCCCGGGAGTCCGGCAAAAAAGCTCCCGCAACCCAAGGCCGCGATCTTGGTGGCGGCTTCCAAATACTAGACTAAACCATGGCCAACCGCGAGTACCGCATTCAGGCACCTGACGGCAGCGTTCTGCGGATTGTCGGGCCCGCGGACGCCACGCCGGGTCAACTACGAACCGCGGCGGAACGCGCGTTCTCCATGCGGCAGCCGGCCGCCCCTGCGTCCGCTCCCGCCGCTGCGCCCGGCGAAATACCCACTGACACTCGGTACGCCGCGCCTGCGGAGGTGCCTGTCGGTCGTCGGTCCAGCGTGCTCGCGGACGTGCCCGCCGGTCTTGTGCGCGGCGCGGGGTCTATCGGCGCGGTGTTGATTGAAGCCCCGCGGTCGGTTGCGCCGGAGGTTCTTGGGGGCGCGCCCGCGGCTACGTTCTTGGAGCGCGTCCAAGAACGTGGGGCAGGCATGACCGGCGGCTTGCAGGCGTTGGGGGCTGACCCGTCTAGCTTCGCGTTCGGCGCTGGCAAGTTTGGCGGCGAAGTGCTGGGCACGATGGGCGTCGGTCCCGCGTTGGCCACGGGGGCAAAAGCCGCAGGGGCCGGGCCCACCATTGTGCGGGCACTGGAACTGGGCGGCATGGCGCCTACGCCGGCCACCACTGCGCTGCGCGGTGCTGCGGCTCGGCTGGGCGGCGGCGCCGCGGTCGGCGGCGTCAGCGGCGCGTTGATCAGCCCGGAAGACACGGTCACTTCTGCCATCATGGGTGCAGCGCTGCCCGCCGTTGTCGCCCCCATCAAAGGCGCGATTGGCGCGGTGGGCCGAGGCGTCGTTGAGCCGCTGCTGCGGCCGGGCGTCACGGCAGAGAACGCGCTGCGTGGCGCGTTGTCCGACCCCGATGCGGCGCTGAATGCGTTGCGGTCGACGCGCGGCATGGCCACAGCCCCAGGCTTCACGCCCACGTTGACGGAGCGATTGGTTGAGGGTGGTGCGGCTACGCCGACAGTGGCGGCGATGGAAGCGCGGCTGCGCGGCGCGTCGCCGCAGATCAACCGTCAGATCTATGAACAGGCCCAGCAGCGCGTGGGCGCTTTGCAGGGGCAGTTGGAGCGCGTGGAGCAGCAACTGCGCCAGCAGGCCAACCTGCTGCGCCCGGAAGCGCAGACGCAATTGCGCGCGGTGCGAGATCAGCTAATGGCCGGGCTGGCGCAAGCGCGCGGCGAAATAACAGCCGCACAGACGGCGCTCGCATCTTCGCTGCCCGACGTGTCGCAGATCCGCATAGGTGGCGTGCTGTCCGAAGCGGCCGAAAAGGAACTCGCTGCGGCTCGCGGGCGGGTGTCGGCCAAGTATCAAGAAGCTTTCCGGTTGGCGGGGCAGGACGCCGCTGTGCCGTTTGAAAGTGTGGTCACCAAGGCTGGCATCATTCGAGATCAACCGATTCAGGAACTTAAGAACTTGGCCCCGGAAACGGCCAAGATTCTTGAACTGTACGGCCCGAAAACGCCCGCACCGGCGGCACCTACGCCGCTTGGTAAAGGTCAAGTTGCTAAAAATATTTTTGTTGCACCTCCTGCGCCCCCTGCAGCGTTGCCGCCGGCAGTCACTTTGGAGCAAGCGTCGGCGCTCAACCAAGCGCTCAACATTGATTACGCCGCGCTGCGAGGGTCGACTGACGCGGCGGCCAACATCGCGCGCGCCAACATCAACAAGCTGCGCGCGGCGCTGGACGATGCGATTGCCAAGAGCGGCCTAAGCGACGAAGCTAAAGCCGCGTATGCTGGCGCGAAGAAAGCGCACGCGACTGAGGTTGCGGAGAAATTCTACAGCGGCACCGCCAGCAAGCTGACGCGAGAAGGCGCAAGCCGGGTTCCGTTGCTTGGCGGCGAGAACATTGCCAAGACGATTCTGCAGACTGAAACTGGCGCGCGGGATCTGTTGACGGCCATTGGAGATGACCCGGCGTCGCGGCAAGCGGTGCGGCAGGGCATTGAAGATCTGTTTCGCCGGGACGTGGTTGACGCGGCGACCAAGACTGTCCGGCCGGACGCCGCGGCGAATTTTCTGCAGAAATATGGCCGACAGATTGATATGGTGGGCGGGGGCTTGCGCGAACGCCTGACGCAAGTACAGCAGGAGGCTACCAAATTCGCCGCCGACTTCAAACGCATTGAGGCGCTGGGCGCCGAACTGGGGAAAAAGTCCGCGTCTGAAGTGGTGGACTATGCGCTCAAGCACCCTTCCAACATGAATCGGGTGCAGCGACGCATCGGCAAAGATGCCCAGACCGCACTGGCTCGGGAAGTTGCTGACCGCGCACTGGAGCCGCTTAAGGCCGGCAATGCTGATGCAGCCGTGGAGTTTCTGACCAAGAACGCCGCGACGGCGAGGCAGGCGTTGGGCAAGACTGCTTACGACGATCTGCTGCAGCAGGCGCAGTTCGGCCAAGATGTGGCCGCGCAAATGAAGGGTGTGCAAGCGTTTGGCCGCGATGTCGAGGGGGTAGTTTTTACCCGCACGCAGGGCTTTACGCCGCAGCAGTTGACCGACCTGACGCTAGTGGCGCAGGATCTCAAGCGTGCGGCTCGCGCGGAAGCGCTGGCTCGGCAGGGTACGAAGGTGGCGGCGCCAGATGTTGCGGAACTTGCATCTGAGGCAGCGCAAGAGCGCGCACTGTCGGCGCAACGATTCCCGCAACTGCTGAACCGGGTGGCCACGTTTGCCCGTAATACTTGGGTAAATTTGGAGGGCCGCATCAACCGACGGGCGGCGGCTGAACTGGTCACGCTGATGCACACCAATCCCGACGCTGCAATCGCCGCGTTGGAGCGGGCGCAAGCTCGGGCAACCGCGCAAGCCAAAGGCCCCGGCCTTGTCTCCCGCGCTGCTGCGCAAGCGTTCAGAACATCCGGCGCGTCTACCAGCCAAAACAACCTCGCCCCCGAGTCCGACAACGTCAACGCCCTCGCGCCATGATCGAAGCCCTCTTCTCCTTCCTCGGCGGCAGTGTCTTCAGAATGGTCTGGGGCGAGGTCAGCGCTTGGTACAACAAGAAGCAGGATCATCAGTTCGAGATCGAGCGGATGAAGCTGCAGAACGCGCTGGACGACCGCCAGCACCAGCGCACGCAGGAGGCGCTGCGGCTGCAGAACGAACTGGGCATCAAGGTGATCGCCGCGCAGGGCGAGGCGGACGTGGCGACCGCAGAGGCCGAGGCGTTCGCAAAGGCGATGGACAACGCCTTCAAGCCCTCGGGCTACGCCTTCGTGGACATCTGGAACGGCATCGTGCGGCCCAGCGCCGCAACGATTGCGCTGGGCCTGTGGGTGCTGAAGCTCTACAGCCAGGGCTGGAAGATGGACGACTGGGACGTGGCGCTGGTCGGCATGGTGCTGGGCTTCTTCTTTGCGGATCGGTCGTTGAGCAAGAGGGCGAAGTGATCGGCGGTCAGCCTGCCCCGGCAATTAAGACTGACCCGGCGATCAAGATCGCCCGCGACCTGTGCATCGTCTTTGAGGGCATGTACCTCAAGCCCTACCTGTGCCCGGCGCGGGTGCCGACTATCGGTGTTGGCAGCACGTTCTACGAGAACGGCATCAGGGTGACGCTGGCGGACCCGCCCATCAGCCGCGAGCGCGCGATGCAGCTTCTCGACCACGAACTGGAAGCCTGCCTGCCGCGGGTGCTGCGCCTGTGCCCGCAACTGCGGCTGTGGGGCGACAACGCTACCGGCGCGATCCTTGACTTCGCGTTCAACTGCGGAACCGGCGCGCTGCAGAACTCAACGCTGCGCAAGCGCATAAACGCCGACGACGCCGAGGGCGCGAAGAAGGAATTGATGAAGTGGGTGCGCGGCGGCGGGCGAGTGTTGCCTGGGTTGGTACGCCGCCGCGCGGCTGAGGTGGCTTTGCTGCCTTAAGCCCTCACCCCCAACCGCCGCACCAGATCGCGGTAGCCCTCGATGGCGTCGCGGCGGTCCTGTTCCAGCCAGTCGATCTTCATCTGCAGTTCCTTGATCTGCTCGTCCTGAGCAGTCAATCTGGCCTGCGCTTCCTCAGCGAACTTGGCCAGCGTTTCGGGGGACCAGCTTCGGAAGTCAGCCATAGACCACCATGTAGGTAAGGATCAGGGTCAGCAGGCCGATGATAGCGGCCGACAGCGCGGCGAGGAACAGCGGCAGACCGTTGTCCTCGTCGTCGCATCCGATTTCGGTTGCGGCTTCTGCGGGCGTAATCCGCCCCTGCTGGTTGCAGCCGGTCGGGATGTAGGGCGCTTTCACAGCGACATCACTCCGACGATGAGCATCAGGACGGCCGACGCCACCGCGCCCAGCGCTGCGGCCAGCAGCAGATCCACACGCTGGATCGGCCGCGGCGGGATCGGACGGGTCAGGCGCACATGCCTGTTCTGCTGATGCCACTGCTCCCAGGCCTTAGCCTCGGCGCGCATCATGTCAAGCTGCGACGGCGCCCAGCCGCCCGGACGGGTGTCGGTCATTTCGCGTTCCATTCGTAGATGTAGTGGTGGTAGGCTCTATTTGCCGTCTCGCTCCAGACTTCGCGCCGGCCGCCGTCCACGACCAGCCCCTCGTCCGTCAGCGCCTGCAGCCACGCCCGCAAACGCGGCTCGCTGATGCCGGTCAGGGTGTGTAGCTCGGGAATCGTACGCGGAGCGCGGACCAGCAGGCCCAGCATGTCGGTTACTCGGGCGACGGCCATTCCTTGCTCCTTGCTCGGATGGCAGCGGCGCATTGCCTCATTGACTCCCTGAACCCGCTCCACCACCCGTCGGCCTGCACTGCACCGCCGATTCGGCCCTCGCACACCTTCGCACACGCCTCGCGCTCATCAGCGCGGACGAGGGCGGCGAAGCGTTCAATGCCGCCGTCGTTGAACCAGAATATTTCGTGGTGTTCGCCCCAGGCTTCCTTTGCCATGCGGATGATGTCTTCGGTGTGCACTACGTCTCTCCTATTCCAACAGCCCAGCACAGCCACGCCACTTCAAAAAAGTAGCGCCCATCTGTGTCAACTCCAATCGCTGCGGTCGGCAGCAGAAACATCACGTTCGGGTTGTAGCGTCCGTACACGGCGGCCCTCCAAAAACTCTTCTAGGTCGGCCCGCAGCCGGTCGCGCTGCTGGCGCTTCAGTTTCCGGCCGTGGATGTACGCGCCGAACCCATCCAGGCATCGGCGCAGCAGATCTTCAGCTTGCTTGCTTCGGTCTTCGTTCATTCCTTGCTCCTTGCTCGGATGGCAGCGGCTTGTTTTTTCCAGGGGCCGGCAAAGTGGAGGAGATGCATTTCCTCACACACCCGGGCACACGCCTCACGCTCGGCCCTCACCGCGGCCTCCAACAGTTCCCGCAGCGGCCGGCTCGGAGCGAAGCCGTACAGGGTGGCGAGGCGCTCGAATTCGTCGTCAGTCATGGTCACTCCTTGATTCCATGTGCCAGCATCAACACCCTGCCGCAGTCTTCGCAATGCCCAGGCTTCTTGTAGCGGTGCTCGGGTGATTCCGGGCAGATCCATGCCTTCTCGGCCTGCTGCGCCAGGGCGGCGCGGAGGGTTTCAGCTACCTCACGTTGCCAGCAAGGGTTGTATTCAGCGTTGCACCGGCCACCGCAAACGGCTTCCAACGCATCCAGCGCCTGCTCGACCACGGCGCTGGGTAGGGTGATGGTGGTGGTCATTCCTCCAACCTCCTCGCAACGTATCCGATCAGCACGCCGATCAGCAGCATGACGGCAAGTTCGAGTTTCAGGGTGGTAAAGACCTCGGTGTAGGCCATGCACATTTCGGGGATGGTGGTCATACCTCTTCCTCCAGCGGGACATCCCGCCATTTGCCGCCCGAAACGGGCACGTTCTCCCACTTCCACCACTGCTGGAGGACGCGGACCTCAAGCACCTCGCTGAGGTAATAGCCTGTGCCGGACTCCATCGTGCGACCTGGGGCCTTGCGCTTGACGAAGCGCAGCTTGTTGGTGGGGGTCATTCTTCCCTCGCTTTCAGCATGGCGTCGGCAACACCGTAGGCAGATCGCGCCCAAACGGCGATCAGTTCTTCGTCGGTGCCGGTGTGATGCGACCAGTTGCGCGCCATCAGACCCTGGATGGCCCGAATTGCGAAGTAGTCGCGCAGGGTCATGCCCTTAGACCAGTCAACGGTCAGCCCCGTGTCTATGACGACCGGGAACGCCGGTCCTCCGGTGGTGGTGGTCATGCTTCCTCCCCGCAAAACACACGCCGGAACTCGGCGGTCTGTGCGTCCCACGCTGCGTCCCACGCTGCGCCCCACGCTGCGGCCTCCGCTGCGGCCTCCGCTGCGGCCCTCGCTGCGCCCCACGCTGCGCCCCACGCTGCGGCCCCCGCTGCGGCCCTCGCTGCGTCCCTCGCTGCGTCCAGTTCATCGTCCGTCGCCTCGCCGTTTGCATGACGCTTGGCCACATCCAGCGCGTTTAGGGAGCGCGGGTCGGTAAGCAGGTGCTGCACTTGACGGGCGCACCACACGGCGTAGAGACGCATCTCTCGTTCGTACCCATCGACGGCGCGCAGGCACCACAACGCGTCGCCCAGGCCGTTGCTGTCGAGGATCGTGCCGAGCGTCAGCGGCTCGTCATCGGCCTGCGTTTTGCCGAGGTGGCGCAGCAGCTTCGCCCAGCCTTCGCCGCACGGGCTGTGCTCGCGGATCTTGTTCAGTGTCGTGTAGATCATCTCGTCTCCCTATTCAGAAATCTCGCAAAACCCACCAACCCCAGGCCGAGCGCCAGCAGCGCGAGCGTTGACGGCTCCGGGATCGGCTTGGCAGGTGGAACGATATCGGTATCCTCGCCGCTCAGGGCAAGGCGTTGCTGGGCAAGACCCGTGCCGCCCGGGATCTCGACCGGAGGCAGCACCGGAGGCACCCCCGTCCGCGTGACACGCGAGACGTTCCTACACACCGTGGGCACGATCAGGCAGTGCTCCTGCTCGCAGTAGACGAGGCCCAACTCGGTATGCTGGGCGGCCCACAGGGCGCGGGATGGCAGCCGGCAGAGCCGGCCCTCCCCGAAGTGCATGTCTCGGAGGTCCGAGTACGTCTGCGTGCCGGTGATCGTGTCGCGGCGGATCTCGGCGATGTCGTCGTACTGGTGCGCCAGCATGCGGGCCTGAAGGGCCTGCCGAACATCCGCGGGGATGTCCCGGTACCGATCCACAGCCGCAAGTACGTCGCCGACGTACGGGTCCCGGCCGGGCTCGGCCCAGGAGCAGACTGCCAAGGTGGCGCTCGCC